CTCGATGGCTGTTATTACTTGGGCATCGGTTGAACTAGCAACCAAGCTATCTAAAGTTTCGGGGTTTGGTATTGAAATAGTTACCGTGGTATCTGCTGCCTTTACGTTCGTGGTGCTTATTAACGTGCCGTTTACGTATCTAGCTTCTACGGGGGTATCGTTAATCGTTGCCGTACCTTCTGCTAGTATTTCGGTTATTAGTGTTGTGTCGCTACGTAGTATTGTGCCGTTGGTAATTTCAGTATCTACAGTGCCGCCACTAGGTATTACTACGGTCTTTAGAATATTGCCATTCTCATCTTTTATAACGTCAGTAGCGGGGTCGCAAGACGTTACTATGTTCTTTGCGCCTATTTCCAGTTGGAAGTCTTTTTCTATTACCTCTACCGTTATCATCCTAAGTCCTCTATTTTAAATATACCGTTGCCCCAAGGTACTATATTCCCGTTGGCGTATTCCGCTGTGATTTTCCAAACAAAACTGCCAGCCCGTTTCGTATGGGTAGTGGTCAGCAAAAACTCGAACAACCCGTTAGCCGCATCGGTAATGGTACATTCCACGCTAAACAATAAGTTAAGGTTCACGTTGCTATCGTACACACTAAACGTAATGGTTGCGCCAGTAATGTTGGACGCTACGTAGTTGCCGCTGCTATTCTTTTCAGTAGCCGCAAACGTCAAAGTATATTGCGTTCCTTTTTGACTTGTTATCTGTTTACCCATGCTTTCCATTTTTAATTATTATAGCCACACCAACAAACGGAAAACCACTAGCGAATATAGATACCCCCAAATTATTATTGTAAGGCACTACAAACGCACCAACGGTACTGACCCCAAAACCAGTAAGCCCACATATCAAACGTGCGTTAGGCTTCGCTTGTAGGGCTGTGCTCAATAACAATATGGCTAGTAAGTATTTCACCTTATTTTGTTAACTGTTAATTTACCACCTACTGCATCAATATCATCACTATTAGCCGTATTTGTTATAACTACCTGGACCACATCGCCAGCATTCAATGCATCTATGTTTATGTAAGCGAGCTGTATAATCTTGTTGTTCGCCAGTTCTTGATACCCAGTACAAGTGCAAGCCAATGAACCGTTAAGAAAAACACCCAAACGGATAACGCTTGAAGTAGCACCGTCAACGCTTAGTTGCAAGTTTACTTGGTATGTGCCTGCGCTGTTAATTATAAGGCTATCACCGCTGTATGTTACGTTGTGTAGGTCAACGGCTGCCGTTTGCCATAATGTGTTATTAGAGTTGGTTACAACGCTAAACACGTTTTGAGTTAGTGCTATTGTACGGGTGCTATCTCCAAAACCCATCTCACCGTAACCCGTTGGGTCTTGCCATGTGGCGTGCCCTGCTGCATCGCTTGTAAGTACGTAGCCGCTATTCTCGCTCCCGTCGGCAATCGTTAGCGTGTCCGTAATAAGTACCGTGCCGTCAACGTGCAGCTTCTCGGTGGGCGTTTCCGTCCCTATGCCTACGTTGCCATCATTAGCCCCCCATTGTAATAACACGCCTTCCCCACGAACATCAAACGTACTTGTGTCCCCGTTTGTGTAGTTCAAAAAGAAACCTAAATCGCCAGCCGAAAAATCAAATGAAAGTGATGGATTTGTAATTGAAAAAGATAAGCCCGTACCGATTGCGTTGTTTTGCATAAAAAACAACAAAGTATCGCTGCTGTAAACTTTATTCAGTTGTATGCTCTCATCCAAAAACAACTTTCCAGTACGTATGCTACGTTGGGCGGTAACGGATAGGCTGAATAATACCGAAACAACAATCAATAAATACTTCATAGCTTTAGATTAAATAGTTTGCAACAACCGTAACCGTACCTGCCGTTATCGTGTTGTCCGTTACCAAAAGTTTCAATTCAAATCCACTCGTTACGGCTTCGCCATTAGCCCCGTACTTAAACAACACCCCGTCTAGTTCTGCGGTGCTTACCGCTGGCATTATCTCTATATCGTTTGCAGGCGTACCGTCATGCAAAACCACGCTGATACTCGCATCGGAAGGCAATAGTCCCGTGCTTTTTAACAATACCGCTTCAAATATCTTCCCTACTGCTGGCGTGAACAAATCAACATAATCATTCACCGCCCCGTTGTTGGCTGAGCCATCTAGCGTTACGGTGGCATTGTCTTTGTCCGTTGGGGTTATGCCTGCTGCTAAGTCTTTCCAAATAGAACCGTCAAAGTAATACCATGTGTCTAAGCTGGTGGCATAAACTAAAGTGCCTGCCTGTGGTGTAATAAAATCCCATGCGTTGTAAATCTGTCCAAAGTCGTCTACCGTTAAATAGCTTACTATGTCGTTTGTACTTGCACCTCCAAAATCCGCACTCGAACCTACACCCGTAAAGATATACCTATCACCGTCACTAACCGTACTCGCTACACTTGTAAACCCTATTACGGGTTCTTGCATGTATTTAAAGTTCCATTCCAACTGCCCGTGAATGGTGTTGCTTGGGTAGCTTTCACGCCCCGACAATGTATACCCTTTAGGATAATGCAGTTCCGCTTCGACCAAGTCTTTGTGGTCGTTCAATAATATAGTCCGTGCTGGTGGCGTTACTGGCATCTTATCGGTTTTTGTCTAAAAATACCTGTGAATTACTATACCCTAAATACGTTCCAAAACCGCCGCTTATCTTGTCAGTACATTTATACAAAGGGTACAAACTTGCATTGTCTTTTAGGAAACATTTAGCTTCCTTAACCAAACTTTCCGCAGCTGCTAAGATGTTATTAGTTGCTAATCCTACCTGTGATTCCGTTGGGTTCTGTCCGAACTCTGGTAACGTTTGTAGAACCCCGTTTGCCGCTGGTTCTGCTCTACGTATAGACAACGTAGAATACATAGCATAGTGCGCTATAATCGGCTGTAGGTACTCACGTAAAAAGTTATCGTTTGCAGTGGTTAACGTATCTTGATTATATTGGGTTTTGATTTCATTATAGAAGTCAGCACCCAAAAACGGCTTAATGAATTGGATATAAACAATAGGCAACCTAGACGTAAAGAATGCAGGGTCGTCCGACTTGTTTGGAAAGTATGTAAGTATCTGTTTTACGGTTATCATATCGTAGGTGTTGTTGGTGGTAACATACTGTCTATCTGTACATCACTAAGGTTAAACGCAACTTTTAATAGCCCACGTTTAGCTAAAGGTGTTAAGTTAATATCCGACACAATTGCTGTCATTGCCTGCAAACCACCTACCCCGATTATTTCGGCAAGGGTTTTAGTTTCGCTTTGGGTACTTGCCAACTCCTCATAACCTAACTCAGTCCTTATCTCGTTAACGCTTAGTATCTGCGATAAGTCAATACCACCCAATAAGCTAATAGGGTTGTTGTTTGCTATGTCTAATGTATATTCTCCAAATCCTGCGTAGTCTAATATCTTATCCCATGACCTTAATACCCTCTTTTGATAGCCCTCTATCACGTTCTTATAAAACAAGTCGAATATGGTCTTTAATTCGTTGGCTTGACCTAAACTACCTGCCGTTGCCATTAAGATACTAGGGTGCATCCTATGACCTCTTAACACGCTTTCGGTTGCTAGGGTACTTAGGCTTTCAAATATACCCTCCGGAGCATCGTTAAAGATTTCCACGCTAGGGGCTTGCTCTTTTTGCTCTACCATATTGATTAGGATAGAACTATTGTTACCTTCACCTGTAAACCTGCGCTGTACTTCTTCGGCGAAATCTGCTGGCTCCATACCTTCAGGCGGTCTACCTACAAAAGTAATCATTCCACTAGGTCTAAATTGGTTTTCTATCCTACTATGGTTGTAAGTAGGAATAACGTAGCTTATATCAGCCCACCTCTTAAACTCTAAGGTAAAGTAATCGGGTATTGAGTAGTAATAACGCCCTGTTTCGTATGCGGTGCTAAATATTACACTTTCCGCTACGTCTTGACCTATAAATAATGGTAGCTTTTCCGCTACTTCATTCATTTTCTTAGTGTCGTACTTTACTAAGTCGGTAGCCCAACAATAACTAAGGTAACATTCAATCAGTTTTTTATCGATTGGCTTGCCTAAACGAAACGTACTAATGTCGTTATGGGTAATGCTTATGTTTTCTTTGTTCAATAACGCTTCCTCACCCTCTCCAATCACTTCTAAAGTTACTTTTAGCGAGTGCATCTGTGTTAGTATCTCGTCAAATAACTGTTTTGTAATTACATCGGTGGCGGTTTCCCCATAATCGTTCACTTCATCTAAGAACGCTTCCAGTTCTGTATTACCTGTGTATGGTTGCCCGTCTTTCCTGTTGATTATAATACCATCACCACACGCTAATACGTGTTTTATAAGGATGCAAGCCTTATGCATAGCACTACGGTTATACATTTCCGTAATAGTGCCTATAAAGTTGTTCCCATCCTCTTTAAAAAACGGTATAACAGGTAATTTATCGTCAAACTTTGCAGCGTTGGGTAATACGGTTGTATTGTTATACCTTGACAATGCCAGTATATTACCGATATTTGGTTTCTGTGGTGCTGGATTTGTTCTATTACGTGCCATACGATAACAAATATAACTAAATAGCCCCACAATAAGTAGGGCTATTTTAGATTAGTCTAAAAATATTTTTAGCTTTAGCTAATTACCACGCTAACCCCACTTACAAGGATTGTTCCGCTAAAGTTATAAGGCAACTCTACTTGTTGTCCAGTGAATTGTAGACCGTAGTTGTTACCGTCTGCCAAACCTGCACCGATGTTACCGTTAACGGCTACCCTCAATGCACCGACTTTGCCAACTCGCTCGTCCCATCCGAATACAAGGGCGTTGTTTTCGTTGGTTACACCGATAACCACCAATTTGCAGCACTCTTTCAAGGCGTTCAATTGTGCGCTCTTAACGGTGTCGATTTTAGGTACGGTCATTTGTAGGTCGGTACTAATTGAATTAGAACCGCCTTCGGCTAATTCGTTAGTCCATGCCAATACAGCGGTATAATCAGTAGGGTCTATCTCATGCCACTGGTCTGCTGCTGCTGTGCTTGCCATACTAACGGCTGTGTACGTGTGGTCGCTACCAACGGTAAAGCCCACAACACTATCACGGCTTGCTACATAAATGGCTTTAAAGCCACCTACTGCGCTTTCGTCCTCGCAAGTGTATAATATGCTTGATGTTAAACACATAATTTTTAAGTTTAAATAAGGGGGTTATTACACCCCCTTGTTATTGTAATTAACCCCTTCCGTAAACAATCAATTCGCTGTGAGTGTAGTTAACACCCAAATCAAAGTTTGCTTTAAAGTAGTATTTTTCTTCTAGTTCGTCATAGAACAATTTAGCATCAGAGCCAGGGTTTGCTATGTCAGTACCTACGTGTAGGTTTTCCAAGTTACCAAAGAACATACGGATTTCGTTTGCAAGACTGTAAGCGTTGATTGTCTTAGCCCAAGTAGTTTCTTCTGTTACAGGGATACCACGGTAAGTCAATGGTCCACCATCAGAAAGTTTAGTCAAACCGTAGTCAGTATTGCTATTCTCGAATGTTTCAAGAATGTTGTAATACATCTGTGGCGTAACGTGGATAACAGGGTTTCCAGTTTGGCGTATCAATTGTCCTGTTGCGCTTTCGTATGCTTCTTTTAAAGCAGCGATACCATAAGCACCAGTTGAACCGATAGTGATTTTCTCCACGTTACTGTCATCTTCAAAACGCTTGAACCATCCGTCAATAGGACTTAAAAACGCAGTAGTAGCAAGTGAAGTATTGCCAAACCAAGCCAATGAAAAAGTATCATTAACCATTGCACGTTGGTAGTTTTCTACAATGTAATCAACTACAACCGTACCGCTAAGGTCGGTTACTGCTGTGCCTTTTTTCAACTCTTTCTTAAAGATAGTGTTGTAGAACTCGGCTGCGCATTGCTCAAGGTTAATCGCTAACGGCTCAGTGCTCAATACAACCTCGGACAAACCGAATGTGCCTTGAGGGTCAAAACCGCAAGTTGATTTCTTGCGTACAATACCGCTCATTTCAGAGCCTACATATACGGTCTTTGATTTGTTAACCAATGGGTCAACATCATAACCGCCATTAAATAAACCCTGTGATACAAGGGCTGGAGTTAGGAATACCTCTGCGAAGTACTCACTAGTCCATGTTGATACAATTGTTGTAGCGTTTGCCATTTCTTATTTTTCTTTTCTGATTAATTAATGTGAATACCTTTCTTAGCCATGTGCGCCTTAAAGCTGTTAGCCATAACATCGTTACCAGTAACACCTTTATCTTTGCTTGGTGATGGGTCAGCGGCTGGAGTATTACGTTTAGCCGTAGCAGCTGGTACACGTTTAGCATCTGCCTTTGGTGCGCCTTGTGCTTTCAAAGTTTCAAGTTCGGTTGCTTGCGCTGTAATGGTAGCATCTTTAGCTTCATTGTCCGCCATTACCTCACTAAGCAAAGCCAATGCCTCTTGTAACTTCGCTTCCATATCCATTTCTTCAACCTCTTTGATTTCGGTAATAACACCGTCAACCGTTACTACCAGCATACCGTTGTATGGGTGTTCCGCATCGGGGGCTACTGTGCCGTCTTCCAAATACACAATATCGCCAACTTTAGGCTCTGTGTCGCTTTCTACGTATACGGCTGTGCCGTCATCTAATTTAAACTCAAATTTAGCCTTTGGGTTAAATTGAGTTACAAATGCTTTCACTTTGTCTTTTAATGACATGTCTATGTAATTTTTGAGTTTGTTAATAATTTTATCTTCATTCGTTTGAAGTAAGTCCTTTGCGCCACCATAAATAGGTAGGTCGCTTTGTGCAATCACTTCAAAGGTGTGTTGGCTTATCGGTTCACCGTTTGCTAGTTGTTTAGCACGGGCTAAATCAATCTCGCTTAAATCACCCTTGCCAATCTTAGCTATAAAGTCAAGTGCTTTTTTAGCTTCTACCTTTATTACTTGTGGGTATTCGGTTATAGTCCTGTTTTCTATTACGCCCTTCCAATCTTCAATGCCTGTCATGTTGGCGGCTATTGCCATTGCTTCGGAAACTTCTTTAGTGAAGCCCATTGCTTTAGCAGTTAAGGCATCCATCATGGTTTCAGCTTCCATCATTTCAACAATCTCGGCAAGTGGTTTCCCCGTATGCCTTGAATAGATTGCGGCTAATTTCTTATTGAGGTCGTCAATAGTCATTAGTGTGCCGCTTGATGGGTCTTTTTCGGGGCTATATGCGTTGTGTATCATAAAGTACGCATTCGCACCCATCTTAGCACCTAACGCCAAAGCTATAATAGTTCCAGCGCTTGCCGCTAGTCCGTTTACTGTTGCGTTAAACTTGTAATTAGAACCGCTTGTAGTGGCTACGTAATCATAAATCGCTAATGCTTCATAAACTGAACCGCCTTCGGAATAAATATTTACTTCAATAGGCTCACCACTACCCAACCGTTTAAGTTCGGCTATAAACTTTTTGGCGGTAATTTCCTTACCAACTTCACCAAATAAATTTATCACTCGCTCCATAACTTCAAAATTGAGTATAAAGAAATGTTTAATGTGGGCAAAATGAATATTATTTAATACTGCGCCTTACGGTGCTTTCGTCTATACCGAATTTGTTAGCGGTTGTCAGAACCGCCTCTTTAATTGTGGGGGTCGTTGGGAGTAGTGCACGGTAGTAAGCCTTGATTGCCTGCAACCTAGTAGCCTTTGATAATAGCCCTTTGTCGGCTAACTCTATTAATTCTTTATCCGTTGGCATCTAGTCCTTTTATGTAATCTCTCCAAAACTTTATAATCCCTATATTACAATCGGGGCAACCTGCCGTTTTTGGGTACTTGTGACCCATTGCTTTGTAATGAGTAAAGGCAAGGTTTACCTGCCCACCAGTCCAGCTATTTTGATATACAAAAGCCCGTAATTGTTCTACCACTTCCCTACTGGGCAACTGCTGTACTTCCATTCCTGTTTTGCTTTTAATATACATCTACACTCACCACATTGCGCTATCCAGTTTACAATAGGTATTACATACTCCTTGTGCTCGCAATCATTACAATGTGATTGGCGTACCTTTAGCGTTTCCTTATCTGTCTTAACCTCCAATGGTTGTTTGGTTTTGTATTTGAATAATAGAACTTTGTTGACTTGTTGTGTCCACTACGTTATTCAATACTTGCATAGCTGGCACTTCAACGGTAAAGTTTTGACCGCCTAACTGTTGTTGTTGGCTTGCTAGGCTTACACCTGCTGCGCTAAACTTGGGGGCTACAATACCACCCACTTCAAACTTCTTACCGCCCGTTAGGTAGTTCATTTCGGAAATGGCTTGCACAAAGTCGGGTCGTTTCTGAATACCTTTGTTCACGATTATTTCGCCGCCCTCGGCTTCCATTACCCTGCCGCCCACCGAAAACTTTACACCCCCGTTAGCGTGTGAGTTGCCTTTAATCCAGCCGCCCTGCTTTGCTAGTTGACCGCCTTGGGCAAACCTCTCAAATACGCCACCATCTTTAAATTTCGGCGCGCCTTTTAAGGCTGCTGTGGCTTGCGCAATAGCCCCTAATATCGTAGTAATGGTAGTTGCAATAAATACAGGGGTTGCCACAAATGCCGCAACACCCGTTCCGGCTGCCGATGTGGTTGCTCCTGCAATACCAGCACTTATTGCTTTTGCTGTATCTACTCCTATTTGAAATAACGCAGCCGCTTTTTGTAGTGCTGCATTTTCTTTAAATAATCCAGCTAAAGAACCAAACAAACTTGCATAGCTTTGTGCGATAACTAGATTAGATTGTACTTGTGCCTGTTGTTGCGCTTGTAGTATTTGGTTTCTTTTTTGGGCTTGCTCAGCTAACAGTAAAGTCTTTTGTTCCTCCGTGCCTTGAAACAATGCAAGTTCCTCGGCTTGGTTTGATAACAATAACTCAAATGCTAGTGCATCTCTTTCGGCTTGGCTTTCGGCTTGTAGCTGTTCGGCTTCAATCCTTGCTTGCTCGTTGTCAAACTTTTGTTGTAATAAAAGTGCATCGTTCTGTTGAATAAGTGCGTTTCGGTCATTTAACTGCTGTTGTAACAGTACGTTCTTTTCGGTCTCCGTACCGTCAAACAATTCAAGTTCACGCTTTTGCTGTATTTCCAACTGTTTTAATTCCAGTTCTTTTAACGCTACCTTATCATCTATCGTCTGCTTTTGTGCGTCAATCTGTAATATCTTTAATTGCGTTTGTGCGTCTACTTCCTTTGCTGCTATATCTGCGTTCAGCTGGTCAATGGCAATCTTATATTGCTCGTTAAATGCGTCCCGTATCTGTTGCTTTAGTTGCTCTGAAACCTTTAATTGCTCCACGCTCGCTAGGTTCGCTTCGTTCTGCAATCTTAACTCCTCACGGGTGCGCTCCTCTGTGCCCTCTATCAATGCTAGGTTGTTGGCTTGCCTTATCGCATTGATTTGGTCTAGTGCTGCTTTGTTGGCTTGCACTTGCGCTTTGATTGCATCCTTTTGCGCTTTGATTGCTGCGTTTATTTGGCTTGTTACCTCTTTGCCTGCCGCTTCTGCCGCCCTTGCCGCTTCGTCCCTTTTCGCTATCAAGTCTTGCAGTAACCCCTCCTCTTCCCTACTGGTATCGTTCAACGATTGTTTTATAGTCAATTCTTTTATCTGCAATTCTATCAATTCAAGTTCCGCTTGCTTTCTTTGCTCAATAAGTTCTTTTGCTTTTTTGCCTGCGGCTTCCCTTTCGGCTGCGGTCTTGCTCGTGTCGGCTGCCAATGCTTTTTCGGCTTCGATTTGTGCGTTAAGGCTTGCGATAAGTGTTTTATTCCTGTTTTCTACTTGCTCAATCTTTATGCCTAAATCCGCAAGTTCTTTGCCCGTTTTCAATGCTTCTGCGGCAAAGTCGGATAATGATTTAACAGTACCTTCAACGCCCGTAGTGAAATCAACTACATTGCTACCTATGTCACTTAGTGCATCGGTTACGCCACTAAAGTCACCAGTAGTAAAGCCTTTTTTAACTCCATCCCATGCATCACCTATTCCAGCGAATATTCCCTTTAGGGCTTTTACCCTATTAGTGAATTGCCCTACTATGAAGTCGCCCAAGTCCTTTAACGCTTCTTTAGGCTGCTCAAAAACCTTAATAGCCGTGTTTTGTAAAAACCCAACTACACTTTCAAAAGCTACCTTTAAAGGATTAAGTACACGGGTAACTGCATCTATTCCTTTTTGTGTAGATAAAAACGCAGCAATCAAAGCCCCAAAACCTACAACAATAGCACCTATGCCAGTACTGATTAACGCTAACCTGAACTTGCCAAGCGCACCCGTTACCTTTCCTAATATGCCAGTTGATTTGCTACTTGCCGTGTTGAATGTTTGCGTTGCGGCTGCATTGCCCTTTAGCGAGTTTTCGGTATCGCCCAATGAATCAACAATACCCTTTGCGGTATTCCTAAAATTTTGGAACTTGTCTACCAGCCCTCCAACATTAACACCAGCAATATTAAACTGACTACTCAACCCTTTTAGTGCATCTGAATAATTACCTACGTTTCTAGTATTATTCCCTACTGCCCCTTCCAAAGATTTCAACTCATCGCTCAACGCTTTAGCTTGCTTTTGAACGTCTTGCCCCTTTGCGCTTTCCCTTTCTGCTTTGGTTAGGTTGTTGTAAGTTTTAGTAAGGGTTGATAGTTGTGCTCTTAACGAAACAATACTGCCCTCATTCTCATTATTTACTTTGGCTTCGTTTTGCGTTTGACGTATTAGGTCGCCCTTTTCTTTGGTTAGGTTTCTCTGCTGTACTATGTTCTTGCCAAGCTCGTTAGTAAGGTCGGCATATTCCTGTGTGTTCTTTTGGTTCGTTTTCTCAAGTATCTCCAATGACTTGCGCTGGTCTTTCACCGTTGCGGTCAGGTTCGACAGTTCCCTATCAACCTTACCGATTGCATCGACCTGTTTATCTAAACCGTCAAAACTTACCCTGTATACTAATGCTTTATCCGCCATTTCCTAAAAGATGTACTGTTTCTAAACTACCTTCAATCGTTGCATAAACGTCTTGTATCGTGCTATTTACTACTGTCCTTACCGTACCGCCATGCACTTTGAATACGCCTGCGGTGGTTAATTGTAACCCGTTGTATCTACTTCCATCACTTTCACCTATTCCGATAATCCAAACGCTATCGTTTCCGAAATTGTAATTGCCGAATATGTGTTGGTCGGTTACGGTTTGAATATTGCCGTTACCTAACACCGTACCACCGCCCCTAATAATACCTACGTTACCTGAACCGTTGAAGCCAACTAAAGACTCGAACGATTGTTTGCCGCTGCCTGTTAACGTGCCGCCACCGATTGCGCTTAGTTGCCTTGTACCGCCTTGTATGGTTGGTATTTCGGTTACTATCGGTCTATCAAATGGCAAAGTATCAAACGCTTTTACTAATTCGTATAATGTAGTTTTTTCTTTGTTGGGGGTGAAATCAATTACTTGGTTAATATAGTACCAACCTTGTAAGTTCACGTGCTCCAAATAAATAGGCTTGAATAAATCAAGGTTTCTAAAGTCCACGCCCGTTATTTTGAAATAGGCTTTATGTACCCTTCTGTCACTTATAACCGCTACATCTCCATTGTAATATGTTCGTACTAATCCGTTTCGGGTTGTGTCGTCATTGTATAATAGATTAACGTCCGCTGGTGCTGCCGTGTCGGGGTCAATCATAAATGAAGTCGGTATGTTTGTTATTGTAACATCTATCCACCTCCAAGTACAAACAACGCCAGTATCTAAGGTTATACGTTCATATCCTTTGTAATACAATACTCTAGGTAAAAAATCAAACGACTTAGGGGGGCTTGGTGCGTTCACGTTCCACATCACAGGTATAGCACAAGCCGTTAAAGTAAAAGGGTGCTTTTCGTACAACAAAGTAGGTGCAAAGAACTTTGTTCCCAACTGAGTAGTACCGTCTTTGAACTCACCGCCTAAATCATAGTTAGCACTTCCAAATATAGTGCCTTGCTGTTGGTTGTAATTATCTTGCCATTTATCGTTACTATCCTTTGCGTACTGAAATTGTAAGTTCCTATTATACGTTTGGATTATATCGGTGGTTATACGATTGTCAACATCTAGTTTATCCGTCAAGTCAATGCCTTGTGAAATCGGTTTAATTAGTGCTGTCTTTGGCTCAATCGTTACCGTTCTCGCATCGTTATTGGTTTCAAAATATAGGTTAAATATATTTTGTAAACCGCCAATAATGTCTAAAACTCTAATGTCTTTTAATACATCGGAAATAGTAAATGTTGTATTCTCTACAATAGTAGGTTCAGCTACCATAGTCATAAATGCAATAGGGTCGTTGCCGCCAAGCCAATTTAAATTAAATGCCACCGCACTGCCGTTAAAATTATCCGTACAACCACTAATGTCAATGATTGCATAAAGATAAAGTTGGCTTCCGCTTTGTATTGTTTGTGGGGTTGTGGTTATATCATAGTCTAAATAAATTGTTTGCCCTTTTTGAATATCTATAATTTGGGTATTGGCTGGCATTCCATTAAATGTTACTTCTTGTGTAACTGATGTACCAAAAATACCCACTCTTAAGGTGCTAAGTCCCAACCTAGCATCGTTCTGTTGATTTATACAATTTATACCTATTCGCCCTTTTGCGGCAAATACATAGTTCGCTGGTTGTTGTATTGTTATCAACCCATTGGAAGTATTGTTTATATTACTAGGGTCGGAATACTCAATGTTATTAATCAATCTAAAATTGCCATTCCTAAAAAAAAGTACGTTGCTTGCGATACTTTGATTACCACCAATTTTAAAGCCATTCGCATCTACAAATTGTTGGTTACGGGTAAACGCATCGCCCGTAAATGGTAGTATTAGTTTTGAACCTATGCCCGTGCTAAAGAAATCACTATCTAATGTATAGCCAATACTTGCAAAGGCTTTAGTTAACATCTTGCCAATGTATATAGCTGGTCGCATATCCGTTTCCGCTACGTAGTTGCCGTTTGATGCTCCCTTGTCGGTTTGCCCGTAACTTATCAAAGGGTACACATAATCAAACAGGTCTGGAAACCTCCAACTAGCTTCAATATACGCACGGCTCAAAGTTGATTGGGTTGTACTTGCTGGTATAGTTCCGCTTAACTGCCCGTTGGTCATGCCGAAACTTGCTACATCTGAATTGCCGTAATCGTAGCTGTTTATGGTTGCACCCCCTAGCAAGGTGTACCAATCCACGTTATCGCTGTAAATCCTTAAAGTGTATTCGTCGGCTTGGTTTCTTTGCCCTACGTTTATGGCGAATATCAAGCCCGTTAGGATAGGCATACCGTTGTAACTTACTGAACAGTCCCTGCCACCTATTGCACTAGCGTTTGCGTTGTAAATGTATTTTAATAGCCTGTTATTTTTAGCCGTTGCTAATACCTTAAAGTCTTTAGTATAAACGCCTTGACGTTTGGTAATATCCCTTATATCGCTATTCGACTTGGTTAACGCCAACGGAAAACTATCACTATCGGTTATCTCGATAGTGCCTATATTGGCATCGTTTTCGTATAGCGTTACTTCTATCAAAGTCTTTGGTTTCTTATGTTATTAGCAAGCCTTACTTTTAATTTAAGGTTACTTAGATTATTTACGTCCGATGTTGTTACGGATTGGTCATTAACGGTTATCGGTATCAATTCACTATTGACCTCCATATACGCTACTGGTGTACCAACTAACTCCTCTAACCAGTTCAATACATCTTCCCCTAGGTTATCACTATTCAACTCATACTCCACCGACACATCTCTATATTGAGATTGTGCGCCCCTGTCTTGTGATGTGAACCCGTTGCTTAGATACTTTTCATATTGCGTGCTCTTAGGGCTTATGCCACGGCTATTAAAGCCTTTAAAGGTGTAGCTATCAAAACCGCCCCATCTATTTAGAAAGTGAACCCTTACCGCATCTAAGCACTTATTTACAATCTTGAACAGAAAGAACTCACTATACCTCGTGTACGTTCCCGATTGTTGCCCAACGCTTATGCGGTAATCATACGCCCCCGTTGGTGGTGTTATGCCTGCGGTGGCTAGGTTAGCCAATCCTATTGCTATATCGTAACGCCCACCTAATGTAGCTGTGTAGTTGATTGTGTGGTTCGCCAATGAGTTGCCTGCCGAGTCCCTAAAGTTGACCGATATGGCATTGATGGAAGTACTGGCGGTGTATAGACTTAGTACGTAGCTTTCGCCTGTGGCTATGTCTATTGTTCTTGGGCTGTTCGTTAAAAACTCGTTAAATCCGCTGGTGGTAATTATCTTGCTCGGCAATCCTGCGGCATTGTACGTTTGACGGGCTGCGTTTATTACTACATCACTGGTTAGGTCTGTTAGGCTATCGCCAGTAATCAATACCCCGTTACTATCAATCAATTCCGTAAACGTGTACCCTGCCAATGTAAAGTAGCTTTCTAAGGCTACATACTGCCTAGCGGCTATTGCTGGTGTTTGTATATCGTAGGTAAGGTTATCACGGTAAAACTCTTGCAGGTCAATATCGAATACGGCTGTGCCTGCTATGCTTGGTTGCACTTGTAGGGTAATAGTATCAACTACTAAATCACCATTACCACCCGAAAAGGTAGCCGCCATTTTCTTAACGTTAGGGTCGTCACTACTGACACGCCAAACCGCATTAGTGAAACTCTCTAATGGTGTAGCTTGTTGACTTATCAATGTTATTGCCATTACCCTAATCTTTGAAACATATCATCAAAATGCCTTTCAATATCTTTTCCTAGTGCTTCGCGCACCATTGCATCCACCTGCTTATCTATTTCCTCAATAGCAAACTCTATTATGTTAGTAGGTGGTATGCCCTTTTTAAAGATTGACTCACGTATTGCCCATGCTGCTGCCTTTGCTTTCTTGTCGTCTGTCTCTATGCTTTTAATCTTTACCCAATCAATCAACGCCTTTAGGAACGAACCATCCCCCCCGTTTGGATAACCTGCTTTGCGCCCCTTGCTTACGTTGATAATGTACCTATCGGCTAACAAATCAACTACATAGTTATTTCCTTTCTGCCTTACCTCAAACTCCACACTCTTAACTAGATTGCCGCTTGCTACCTTACCCTTTGCGTATATTTCAGCTATTAATATGTTAGCCATAAACGCACCCACTATCTCTAATTCTTTTTCGAGTTCTTTAAGTTCCATAATTGAATACTCCGTTATTGCATGAGTTATCAAATACTTCAATTGGTACGGTCAACTGTAACCTCAATAGTTTATCGTTCCCGTAATTAAATGTAAAGTCTCCACTAGCTATCGCATCATTCACTATCCTTATCCTAGTGTCTACTTTAAACCGTCTACGTATCTCTTTTAAGTACTGCTCGGCTATCACCAATAATTCACCTTGTGCCACTTCGTCATTATCCAATGCTTCGGTATCTCGTTGGTGTAGTTTGTAAAACTGAAACAACAAAGAATACACCCTACGCCCTCCGATTAATTCCATTGAGGTAACGTTTAGGTTTCGGTCAATTAACAACTGTGGATAGCTCTTTTCGCCTAACGTGTTAATTTCAGAACGGTTGCCGTATGTAAATCCGTTAAGACCTACCATAGCTTCGCCCGTAGTTTCAAGTATCTCTATTACATCTTTGAGTGTAGACATAGCCCAAATATAACTATTTTAGAGTTACCAAACAATAGTTTTAGACTAATCTAAATTAATTTTTAGGCAAAAGAAAACCCTACGGTTAGGTAGGGTCTAAAGGTATCGATTTCGATGGGTTTAAATATAGTAACCGAGTTCTCGCATTCGGTCTACGTAGGCTGCGGTGTCGAAACAATATGCTCCAAGCGTATCTGCTGAATTTAAAAGCATCCC